TTGATTTAGGTTCAAACTGATGTAACCATTTGAACCAAACTTTCACAGAAAGTGTGAAGTCATCATTGTTTCTGACACCATGGTGAAAAGCACCTTTGACATCTTCAACATAAAACTTTGCAAACTTTGGTGTGGATGCAAGGTCTTCAACTAATATGTTTGCAAGTGTCACAAAATCTTCTGCAGTGACATTCCTGACACCAAGTTCCAAGAATGCCTTGGAAATAATATCAACACAATCAAGTGTCAATTGTTGTTTGTGGTTTTTGTATAAAAACCAAACTTGTTTTGTTTTATCCATTTTTAAAAAATTCTAATTTGTGATTGATGATTGTTGATTCTTTTGATTGCATTGTCAAAATATTCTTTGTCAAGTTCATAGCCTGTCAAGTCAAAACCAAGATTGTGACAAGCAATTGCAATACTTCCTGAACCAAGATGTGTGTCAAGAATCTTGTCACCTTCTTTTGCGTAATTCATTAGTAGCCATTCGTATAGTTTTACTGGCTTTTGTGTAGGATGGATTTTCGTCCCTTTGTTTTTATAAGTACTATACTTAAACAATTTAGCTACTTTTTTAAAAGAATGCCATGCAAATTCGCAATCACTAAAACTCATTCCTTCAGGGCTTCCTTTATCCCAAACACAAAAACCATAACATACACCTAAATCAAAATAATTCCCACCCCAAACAATTTGATTTTTTGATACTCTTTTAAGTTCGTTAAAATACTCTTTTGTAGGTGTTTCTAAATCCCAGTTTTTAGCATTAAAACCCCTCCTTTTTTTATTGCAATGTTTAGGCTTGTTTCCTGCTCCCATATTCATATTAGCTAAATCAATACCATAAGGAGGGTCAACTATTGCTAAGTCAAATTGATTATCTTGCATTTCTTTCATTGCTTTCAAGCAATCTTGATTGTATATTTTTTTTATGTCCATTTTATTTTTTGTTTTGTTGTTCAACCATTTGTCTGGCTCTTTGCCATTTGTCAATTCCTTCAGAAATCTTTGATTTTGGTTTGTTGTTTGTCATTGTGGTTTTTGAAGGGAATGACCTTTTTGACCATGTTGCAAGTCTTCTTGCAGTTGACCATGTTTTTTGCAATTCAAACTTTGCCTTTGTTTTTGACTTGTTTGGTTCTGTCCAATAGGAAACAAAATCATTCAACATTTCTTGATTGTATTCTGTGAATGCAAACACTTCTTTTGCAAACTTTTCACATCTTTCATCAATTGTTGTTTTCACTTTTGTTTCTTCTTGTTCTTCAACTTGATATGCAGACCATTGAACAATTGTCACAACACTGAATTTGTTGGTTGTTAACAATTTAATATATCCTTTGTCCTGCAATTGATTCAATTTGTTTCTGACTGTTGTTGGCTTGATGTTCAGTTCTTGTGATGCAGAAATCCTTCCTGTAATGAACTGACCTGCATTGACTGTGTGAACACCAACCTGATGTGTCTTGTGTGATGCCTTCAACAAAGACCAAACAAACACTTTCAACAAATCTGAATCACCTGTGAAGATTCCATTGTCCAGGATTTTTCTGTGTAGTTTAATCCATCCGAACATGTGACAATTCTTTGATTTGTTCAACAATCTTTTCTTTCTTTTTTGTCATTGATTCAATCAAGATGTCCAAAGCTTTCAATCTTTTTGTCAATGAAACATTTGATTTGTATGTTTCAACATCACCTGTTTCCACAATAATTTGAGCCTTCATCAAGTTTTCTTCAAATGCAGGATTGAATTTTCTGTCATCAAATTTCCTTCTATAAATATAGATTGAAGTCCTGTCCCTGTTTAATATTTTTGCAAGTGCAGTTTCATTGATGTCAAAATACTTTTCAATCAATATGGATGCAGTTGCAGTGGCATCAGGAATTGGTTTGATTCTTGCCTTTGATTTGATGTCTGCAGGTTTGATTCTGTAAACACTGCAAGATGCATCAATAATTTTGTCAATTTCCTGCATGATTTCAGGTGTGACATTTTCAAAAAATCTGTTGGATTTATTCATTTTATAAGAATTTAAAAAGTTGTTTGTTGTTGTTGTAATATTTAGCACATTGTTCAGGTGTTGCAGGTCTTTCAAAATCCTGTTTTATCCAAACACCTTGGTTGTTCAATTCAGTCCACAATTCAATTGACTGATCCATTGTTGAAACGAATTTCACACCATAGACTGCAGACATGTCTGTGTCAACATATTTCTTCAAAGATAACCAATCAAAATGATAACAGACACTTGGATTCTGTGGTCTTTGGAAAATGTATGTGAATTGGAAAAGTCCATTCCTGGAATTTCTTTCAATCAATCTGTGTGGTCTTGTTTCAACAATCATTCCTTTTGTTGATTGTGGTTCAAAGTCAAATGGCAGTTCTGCACCACCAAGTTTGATGATTGGCATTCTGACACCATTTGCAAAAACCAACACAGGAAATTCACCTGTGTGGTCTTGCATCATCACCTTTCCATGTTTAGAATGGTGCATTGTCAATTTCATTTGATTCAACAACACCAACCAAATCAATCTTCCAACCATTCACATTTGTGAACCATTTTCCTGACCATTCTTTTGATGACAAGTTGATGTGAACTTTGACTTCATCATTGATTTTCAAGTTGTCCAACAATGAACACTTTTCACCAAGGAATGAAATTGAAAGGTGTGGATTGTATTCATCACCTGTGTCAATGACAATATTCTGTCTTGTCCATTCTTTTCCTGCCTTGGAAGTTCCTTTTTGAACTTCACTAATTTGATAAACATTTCCTTTGATTTCCATTTGAATAATTATTTAGTTAATTTGATTAAATCCTTTTTCATTTCTGCACTGACTTCATACTTGTCAAGAACAAGATTGATGTCTGCATTTGGTGTTGTTTTCAAGTATGAAACAACTTTGTCATAATTATCTGATGCAAGTGAAAGTGTTGGTTTTCCTTTTGCCTTGACAGATGGTTTTTCTGAATCTGCATCTTTGGTGTCATCAATTAAGAACATGCCATTCAAAGCATATTTTCTTGCATAAGATGATGAAGAACCAAAACATTGTGACATGTCCATTCCTTTCTTGTTGACATCAATTCCTGCATGTGCAGTCACACACAAGGTTTCTTTGTCATCTTGGACACAAACTGTTGCCATGACCACAGGAAGACCACACAACTCATGTGTGTCATCTGAAATGGTCAATGTCAGTCCATGTTTCAACAATAATGGTTTGACAGATTCAAGAATGTCTTCTTGGTTTCTGTATTTGTATTTTCCAAAACCATTGAATTGGTTCTTTGGTGCTTTCAATTCACTTTGAATTTTTAGCAATTTTGATTTCAAGTTTGTCATTGATATAAAAAATTAGTTAGTTCCGATAAATAGATAAAAGATGAACATTGTCACAATACTTGCACCATATATTCCAAAAAGAATTGATGCATCAATATTTGTGACAAAGAAAAGGAATGCAACAATTCCTGCAGGAATCATTGATGAAAGAACAAAGTCATCAAAAGTGAATTTGAAAAACTGAACTTGTGTTCCATGTTCCAATCTTGCTTGGTCTTTTTGATTGTCAAGAAAATCTTGTCTTGCAAAGTCTTTGAATTTATATTTCATGGCTCATTTTTTTAAGGATTTCCAATGTTGAATCCAATGATTCAAGTGTTGCATGATAGGATGAAATTCTTCCTTCATGAAACTTTATCATTTGAGTGTTTCTGTCAATGATTGGATTCTTTTTGATTTGTGCAATTGATTCATTGATTGATTGAATTTTGTGTTTCATTGAATCCATTTCCATGTTCAACCATTGTTCCACAAATCTTGTTTCAATCACTGAAACTGATTTTGTTGTTCTGAATATTTCCATTTTGTTGTTGTTAAATTGTCAGACACTTTTGTCTGATACCACAAAAAACCTGCATTTCTTTCAGTGCAAGTCATTGTGTTTTTTTATTACTATTAGAAATTACTACTTAATTTTAAAAATGCCAAAACTTCATTCCAAGTGTTAAATTCACAATCAAAGCAAGATTCTTCATTGTTATCAAAAAAAGTTTGAATTGAAAATGTGTGAAACATTTCTTGTTCAATGTCAGTGATGTCTGCATTTGGAACAAAGATTTTCAATTTGGTTGATTTGTCTTTTGAATATATTGCAATTGAATCACAAACATCATTTGAAGATGTGTCATTCCATGCCATCAGACCAAGGTCATGTAGTTCACTGATTTCAGTTGCAATGTTTTGGTTGTAAAAAGTTGAATTTGTCATTTCTGTTTTCATTTAGTTGATTAATATGCTGCAATATACACACTTTTATTTAATTACCAACAATAATCAACAAAATATTTTAACTTGTTCTTTTTTGTATCTTCCCATCATGAAAAGCAAACATTTTTTTGAGAAAAACAGGAATGGATCAGTGACTGAAAATGTCAAAACAAGTGACAAAATCATCAGAATTGTTGATGAAGTTGAACAAATGTTGTTGCACAAGAACAAATCTTATGGTGATTCTGCAACCAAACCTGCAAACATATTTGCAAAAGGAAAAGCATCTGAAAACATCTGTTGCAGAATAGATGACAAACTGATGCGAATCAAAAATAAAGGAATAAATACAGACACAATTGACACAATCAAGGATTTGATTGGTTATTTTGTTTTGTTGTTGATTGCAATTGAAGATGAAAATTGAGTTAGCACCATTTCCAAAACCAAGAATGACACAATCAGACAAGTGGAAAAAAAGACCTGTTGTTGTGAAGTATTGGAATTGGAAATCTTCATTGCAGGAATATGGCATCAACTTTGATTCAGGTCGGGTTGATGTCATTTTTTTTGTGCCAATGCCAAAGTCCTGGACAAAGAAGAAATGTTTGGAAATGGATGGAAAACCACATCAGTCAAGACCTGACATTGACAACTATTTGAAAGCATTATTTGATGCAGTGTGTTCTGAAGATTCACACATTCACACAGTCACTGCAAAGAAAGTGTGGTCAACAAAAGGAATGATTGAATTGAACATTTAGTTCCTTTTTATATTTAAAGAAAAGACACAATGGAAATGACATCTGAATTTTATGAAAAATTGTTGGTGGCTGCAAGAAACATCACAAACAATCACCAAGACCATAAAGACCTTTTGCAAGAATGTTTGGTTGCACTTTATGAAAAAGACAAAGCATTCATTCAAGAACTACATGACAACAAATCATTGCAATTCTATTGTGTCAGAATCATGTTGAACATGTGGAATTCATCAACATCTTCATATCATTACAAATTCAGATTTCAAAAGAAATTCATGTTTGAATTCTTTGAAGGTGTTCCTGATGAATATTGTCCAAGCAACAAAAATGTTTTGACACCAACAATTCAAGAAATCAGAAACCAATTTCACAATGACTTTCTTGATGATGCAGTTGACACCATGCATGAAGTTCTTGGTGAATTGTATTGGTATGATTCAGAACTTTTCAAGCTTTACAAATTTGGATCAGACAATGGAAAAAGATGGACATTGAATTCACTTGCAGAAAAGACAGGAATTTCAAGAACATCAATTTTTGACACAACACACCGAGTGATGAAATACCTTGACAAAAGAATGAAAGAAGAAATAACACTTTTGACTTATGACATTTAAAAAGAAAAGAAAATCATGGATCAGCAAAGCATTCAATTTCACAATTGCAGTGTTCAAACACATCATTGATGGTTTCAGAAAAACATCAAGATTCAATTGGCAACTGCGAATGCTGACATGCATGGATTGTGAACATTCCAAAAATGAATGGAAAGAATGTGATGTGTGTGGATGTCCAATTGAAGAAAAAGCAAAATGGAAATCTGAAAAATGTCCAAAAAACAAATGGAAATGATTGAACTATCAACAGACCAAATTGAAAGATTGAAAGTCCTATTTCCAAAAATAAGGTCAGGAACTGCACAAGACAGAAATGCAAGGATTGAAATGGTTGTTCTACACAATGACATCTTTGGTTCTAATTACAGACCTGACACAGGATGTTCATCTTGTTTGAACACATCATTCCAAGGAATCAAAAAAGTGGCTAAAAAATATAATATAAAATAAAAATGGCAATAAAAACAAAACATCAAACAGTTGTCAAATACGATTGCGAAACAACAAATGAAGAATCATTTGAGAATCAATATTTTGACATACCAAAAATCATCAATTCTGACATCACCTATCAATTGTATTTTGGACATGTTCCAAACTACTATGAAGACTTGAAACGAGAATTTGAACACAACCAAAAAAACATTCAAATTGAAAAAAATGCAGAATCCTTGGTCAATTATAGATGACAAAGATGACCATGAATGTTCTTGGTGTCAATATGAATTCAATGCAGAAGATGAAGGTGAATTGATTGTTCATGAAAAGCATTGTGACATTTTATGTGGTCAATGTTTGGAAAAATACATCAAAGAAATTATAAAAATATATAATCAATGAAAGAAGAAACACACAAACTTTTGGAACAAGCACATCACCTTGTCATCAAAGTGACAGGAATTGACATTTCAAAAAAAGAAAAACAAGAAGTCTTGAAAGAAGTCCGATCCATTTACAAACAAATCAAAGAAATTGACCTTGATGTTTGGAAATTGATTGACTTGGATGACAATCACAAGACAGTGAATTCTTGACAAAATGGACACTATAAAAAAAGAAAAGAAATGAGAAAAAATGACAAAGGAACATTCATTGAAGTGTTCAGCAAAAAGGCTGCAAACATTGGTGAAACTTGCAGAGCAATTGGAATTTCAAGACAGACATTCTACAATTGGAAAAATGATGACCAAGATTTTGCAGAAAAGATTTTCAATGCACAGGAAGATTTACTTGACAATGCAGAATCAAAGCTGCAGGAACACATCAACAATGATGACAAGATTTGCACAATGTTCTTTTTGAAAACAAAAGGAAAGTCAAGAGGTTATTCAGAAAGACAAGAAATTGAACACCAAGGAAAGAATGTGAACATTGAAATCCAACTTGAAAAACCTGAATGAAACCACA